ATCAGAACCTCCGTAATGTTAAATTTCGGAGTTCCAACCACGCGCCAAGCAATGTGTCTTGGTTTGGCCGCAGCGACTAAGCTGTTGGCGTACGCATGGTTGAAGGAGGTCGATTTCCGAGGGATCGGATCGGCCTTGTGTGAAAGTTTAGCTGCTGAGCCGATAATTGAGTCGGACTTGGCACGAGATGCTTTTGCCAGTGTTGAAGTCCCCGCGGTCTCTCTAACCAAGGGGCACACCCATCCTAATGCTGCTGCTGCTAGAAACCTTGGCATTCGCTTAGCGAGTGCCATGGCCTTGCGTATGGGCGTCGGGACATTTGTTGTACAGATGTCCAAAGCCGACCAGCGCAAAGGCTATAAGGGCATGCGACAGTGGTATTGGCCGAAGGACACCAATGTGGATAACAGGCGTGATGTTAGTTTGTCTGAAGACCTCATGTACATATGTGATACTGATTACTATATGGACATGCCAGCGTTTTTGGGCAATAACATCAAACCTGTTCTACTCTACACTGCCGTGCCCTCCGCTGCAACCACCCAGGACCAGGATTCGAGTACTTACTTTGATGAGCACGGAAGGCTTGTCACGTTAGTGTCCGGGGGAGGCATGTATGTTCACAGACTTTGGGATTACGCGTATGATTCGATTACTGTAAAGAAATCGTTTTTGGGCGTAACCTATAAACTTGTGACTTATGCCGTAGAGCGCAAACAAGTGTCTGACCATAGGCAACTAATCCTCTTAACACCTATTCGTGTTTTTCGGGGACTGGCTGCTTGGTTGGGCATTTGGCTGTTTGATGGGAATCCTTTGAAACGTTTCAATCCTGTAGAAGTAGCCCCTAACGGGTTGCGCTTCATCAGGTTTAAAGTTCATACAGCTGATAAGACGATGATAACCACCGCAAGGCCTAACACACACTTGTCGTGTACGGTATCTGCGGAGGTTGATGACGCTATAGCCACTGTTGCTAGGTTGGGTACCACCAATCTTATGCTTCCAACTGCCGCCAGTTGGTTGGACAAAGACAGAGCTGGTGCCACCATTCTCACGGAATACCATCGCAATGCTATTGGACGGAAACTGCCCATAGTCTTCCCAGTCAAGCAGGGTGTAAGAGCGTATCAGTTCGAGCCGTCTTCTTTTGATCAAGAAGCTAAGCCAAAGCTGGAAGCTTTTATGTCACCGCTCGTTCACGAGGCGTTCGCGCCGGTGAATAACGCAGCTTCTGAACGACAGTGCATTAAAGGCCGAGTTACCGATCTTCGGAAACCCGAGCCTGCACCGTGTGAATTCAGAGACCAATGCCTACGAGAGTTTGTCGACCTCGTAAGCGATGGATTGGTGTTGGAACCTGTAGGATATGAAACTGTTGCCGCAAAACAGACTAATCCTGCGCAGAAACTGTCCCTTCGTAAGGCGGTTGTTTCTGGGAGCTATGTCAAAAACGTTGTCAAATGTTTCTTGAAATCTGAGGCCTACTCAGGCCTTAAAGATCCGAGGAACATTACTACGTATAACGATTCGGATAAGTTAACTTTATCCACATTCGCTATGGCACTGAGTACCGAGATGAAGAAATTTAATTGGTATGCACCTGGAATGACGCCTGTTGAAGTAGCCCAGCGTGTTGCCGATATTTGTCGTACCTCCGATTTTGTGAATGTCTCAGACTACCACAGAATGGATGGCACCATCACGTATTGGCTACGCTTGGTGGACAGAGGTGTGCTCATGAAGACGTTCGTGAACCACCGCGCAGAATTGAACGAATTACTTAAGCGTAATTGCGATAACAAAGGACATCTACCGCTCGGAACTCGATTCGAACAAGGTTCTACACATGGATCAGGCTGCCCGTTCACCAGTCTATCCCAAACTCTACGCGCAGCTTTCTGTGCATACCTCGCATTCAGGCATACCAAGAAACCAGACGGAGACTATTATTCACCAAGAGAGGCATTCCATAGCCTTGGAATCCACTCTGGTGACGATGGTCTCGATGGCGACCTGCCCGTGGCTTCACACCAGTGGGCAGCCGCAAAGGTCGGGCTCGTCTTGGAAGCAAACACCATTGATCGTGGGTTCCCGGGGGTCAACTTTTTGGCACGCTACTATTCAACAGAGGTCTGGCATGGACGTCTTGATAGTATGTGTGATGTCAAAAGGCAGCTCTCTAAGTTCCACACAACGGTTCGCTTACCTGAAAATGTGTTGGCTGAATACAAGCTCGTCGAAAAATGCATGGGCTACGCTGCAACAGATGGAAACACACCCGTTGTGGGATCCTTCTGCAAACGTGTGCTCATGTTGTCACGATATCGACCAAAAGTACCCCTCGGAGTTAATACCTGGTGGTCCAAGTTTGACATCTCCGTCCAATTTCCCAACAGCAATGCTGACGGATGGATGGACGTGGAATTCGAACGACTATTTCCAGAGTTCGATCGGTTACTGTTCGACACGTGGCTGGCTAGCACCAGGACTGCAACGGAAATGCTTGAAGCTCCGCTATGCGCAGAGCCAAAGCGTCCCGTTCCTGGAACAGCTGACGTCGTCGTCGACGATGAAGTACTTGTGGCTAGCGAGACTAATGAGGGCAACACCCCGAAGCCCCCATCGGTCCCCGCGGCCTCGCCCAAGAAAACCCCGCGCAGAACAAAGGGTACCTACGTTAAATCAGAGAAACAATCCCGTAGGAAACCTGAGCGAAAGCTCAAAACCAGATCCCCTTAGAGACCAT